GCCTTTACGGGAGGAACCTTCTATGGAGGTGCCATGACGGGAACAGCCACCATCTCGGCAGCCACGGGATTCACGGGAGCTGCCTTTACGGGAGGAACCTTTTACGGAACAACAGCAAACGCAACAGTCACTTCGAATATCGCAACTGCTAATATTCTCAATTTGAATGTTTACACATCTGCCAATCTGTTTACTGCCAATTTGGTGACTGCAAATATCGCCAACATTTATACGACAAATATTGTGGGATTTGTGGGATCACAGTGGACGAGTCTGGGGGCGACCTCAATTTACTATGTTCCCCAAGTGGGAATAGGGTCATCGAGTGCACCTACAGCCAATCTTGTCGTGACGGGTAACATCTACGCCACACAAAACATTACGACGCCAGTGGCTAATTTGACAACTACAGCTAATATCGCAACTGCTAATATTCTCAATTTGAATGTTTACACATCTGCCAATCTGTTTACTGCCAATTTGGTGACTGCAAATATCGCCAACATTTATACGACAAATATTGTGGGATTTGTGGGCTCGCAATGGACGAGTCTGGGGGCGACCTCAATTTACTATGTTCCCCAAGTGGGAATAGGGTCATCGAGTGCCCCAACCGCTAACCTTGTCGTTACTGGTAACTTGTATGTGACGAGTAACATAACAACACCAACTGAAAATGTAACAACAACCTCAAATATAGCAACTGCTAATATTCTAGTTGCAAACGTCGTTACTGGTATTTATTCAGCTGCTTTTAGCGGTGGGACCTTTTACGGTACACACAGTGGCGTGGCAGCTCTCACGTCGGGAACTTTCACGGGAACATCTGTAGGTGCGACATCAGTTACAGCCACATATTTTACAGGAGCCACATTCTCCGGAGGAACTTTTTATGGAACAGCAGCTCTCACGTCGGGAACTTTCACGGGAACATCTGTNGGNGCGACATCAGTTACAGCCACATATTTTACAGGAGCCACATTCTCCGGAGGAACTTTTTATGGAACAGCAGCTCTCACGTCGGGAACTTTCACGGGAACATCCGTGGGTGCCACGTCAGTCACTGCAGGAACCTTCACAGGAAGTACATTCTCTGGGGGAACTTTTACAGGAACTGGTTTCTATGGAGGAACAGTCTCTTCAACTGGTGACGTGATTGCGTACGCATCGGATGATCGTCTCAAGACCAGACTCGGAAACATCCCGAGCGCTATTGAGAAGGTCAAATCCCTTAACGGATTTATATTTACGTGGAATGATGTTGCAAATTCTTATGGGTACAGTGACCTCGAGCAACATGTGGGTCTCAGTGCTCAGGAAATTAAAGCAGTTTTGCCCCAAGTGATTCGCCCGGCGCCTTTTGATGGAGGAAAAACTGGAAACAATTATATGACTGTTCAGTACGAAAAGGTGGTTCCTTTGCTTGTAGAGGCGATCAAGGAGCAGGCAAAGCAGATTGAGGAACTCAGGGCACTGTGTGCCACTGCTCTATCCCGCCAATAGGCAAACCAGCTGCGTACTCAGCAAGGACCGAGGTTCCATCCTTTTTGTGGTGACTTTTTCCGTTAAAATGCACAAACCAGGCTTGACACGTGTCAAGGACTGACCACCGAATACCAGTCCCAGTCTGGAACAAAATTTGACCATTATCCAGACCAATTTTCAAATCTTTGCATCGAAGGAAAAAATCATGAACGTATCCTTGATCGTCATGATTCAGGCGATACTGGTCCCATTCAAGCATCCTCTTGATCGCCCATGTGTACCCCACAAATGTTCCAGAGTTTGGGAACCTGTAAGGACACCCAGGTGCCGCGGGGGGAAACTGATAGGCAATCCAGGGGTTCGGCCAGCAGTACGTCTCAGCACTAAAAATGATGTCAGCCCCAGAATTTTTGAATTTTGTTTCAAAATTAGTAAGGTCTGTCCGCCTCTGGACAACATCATACCCATCCACAAATATCAAAACTTCTTGGGGGTCGACCGTCTCCACATATTCCTTGAAAGCTTCAAACTTTGAAAAAAGATCAATGTACTTTTTTCCAAGTCCGATATTTATGTATTCACTTTTTAGACCAATAATTTTAGAGGGGTCATCTCCAAATGTAATCAACTTCATTACTTTTGAAAACGTCCGTTGTCTTCAAGCCACTTTATAAAGTGACCGACAAATGGTTTGGGACCTGTGTGAACGCAGCACATTCTGGGATCGATCCACAATTCAAAACCTAAATTGGAAAGTTTCTTGGACATGACATAATCTTCGGAGAACAGGGTTTTATTTTCGATTTGAAGATCAAAAACCATACGTTCATTTGGGACCATACCGTTGGTATAGGGTTCGGATGATGCCCAGAGTGACACGAATGCTTTACGGGACAGGCGTAGAAACCCGGTAGCAAGTCCCTCTACTTTCATGAGTCCAGTACGCGAGTCGCCCTGGATAGGTTCTACGAGTCTCACGGCGTAAATCTCGGCATCGTCAATCTTTTTACGGTAGACACCGCCTACGACATCGACTGGGTAATCAAGCATCTTGAAAATCCATTCTGGATCCCACTCGATATCGTCATCGATGAAGATGAGATCGTCACACCCGTTATTAAGAGCGCATGTCAACAGATAGTTACGACTCTTCTGAACTAAGGCATCTCCCGCAGTGTAACACACCTGAAGGTCAATTCCACGCAGCATAGCTTGGCGCATGGTATTCAAAAGAGCGACTGTATATTTCATGGTGACATCCCCAGTGTAAGTTGGTGTAGCAATAAGTACCTTTCTCATTAAATAATAATGTGAGTATTCTTTTAAGATGCCAACAGTCACCAATTTTGGTGATTTAGTTGTCACAGGAAATTTTTTCGTTTCTGGAACAGGCACGAGTACTTTTGTGAGCGGTCTCACACTGAGTGGAACTGTCACAGCTCCTACGTTTACTGGAACGACATTTGGAGGATCTTCATTTGTCGGGGGGACTTTGTCAGGAACTACGTTTACTGCACAGTCTGGTTTTGCTACATCGGGTTATGCAACTGCTTCGACTTTTACCGGTGGAGCTTTTATCGGAGGGACTGTTTCCGGAACTACTTTTACTGCACAAAGTGGTTTCACAACACCAGGATACATAACGGCTTCTAACTTCACAGGAACTTTATTTGCAGGGGGGTTTACGGGAGCAGCTTTTAACGGAGGGACTTTTGCAGGAACGACCGTGAGTGGTGCAACTATCACAGCAGGTACGGGATTTTCAACAGCGGCTGGATGGGTAAATGCTGCCAACTTTACTGGAGGTGCCTTCTCGGGAAGTACCGTGAATACTACGGGTGCTGTAGTTGCGGGAACGACCGTGAGTGGCGCAACTATCACGGCAGGCACTGGACTCGCAGTCTCTCAAGCAACAACCGGATACGTGACGGCTGCAAACTTTACTGGAGGTGCCTTCTCGGGAAGTAGCTTAAACACGACGGGTGCTATAGTTGCGGGAACGACCGTGAGCGGGACAACGATCACAGCCTCTGTGGGATTTACGGGAGCTGCTTTCACTGGCGGAACTTTTACGGGAACCACCTTCGGAGCTTCGAGTTCAATGACGGCTCCTAGTATCACAGGAACTACGTTTATAGGAACTACTTTCAGTGGTGGTACTCACACGGGTCTTCACACAGGTACGTTTTCAGGGTCCACATTTACAGGGGGGACCTTTTATGGAGGTACCGGAACTACAGTCTCGGTCGACAACGTTATAGGAAATGTTTACGTATCCGGACTTGCTGTGAATGCTGGAACTAACGGCGTCTCCTCTGTTGGGGACGTGGTTGCTTATGCATCGGATGATCGTCTCAAGACAAAACTTGGAAACATCCAAGGGGCGCTTGAGAAGGTCAAGGCACTAAACGGGTTCCAGTATAAGTGGAATGATTTAGCCCAAGGTATGGGTATGGATGATAATGTTCACGTAGGTTTGAGCGCTCAGGAGGTCCAGAAGGTTCTGCCGGAAGTTATTCGCCAAGCCCCTATAAATAACGAATATCTTACAATTCAATATGAAAAATTGGTTCCTTTGCTCATAGAGGCGATCAAAGAGCTGAGTAAAAAGTTCCCATGAGGACATATTTATCTTTAGAATCTTTTGTTCTATGAATCGATGTCCAAGTTGCAGGGAACATTACCAGTTTCCCAGGTGTTACGCGAACCTTTTTATACAAAAAATCAGTTTCTGGGTTTTCTGTTGGTTCATTTAAATGAATGAAAAATGTGCATAATGGTGAACCATTCCGATTGTTTTGTGCAAATGGTGTAATCTCATACGAGAAGTCATGTTTTTCGATTCTAAATTCTGATATTTCGGCAGATAGAAATGTGCTTGAAATTGGAATCTTTGCTTTCAACCATTCTATATATTTACCATAACCCGTCTTTATAAATTCTGATATCTCTTTGTTAATGTCACTCCATTCATTTAGTTCGGATATATTTAATGCCGCGGTTGAAGTATATCTAGAGTCTAAATTGTGTTTGTTGATGATTTTTTTACACATATCAGTATTCATAAAATTATCAATTTCCATTACCAAATCCATTAGGTAATGTAACTATGCAATTGGTTAAAGCTTTAACTGCAACATTCGAATTTTCAAGTGTCGGGCAGCTCACTTTTATATCTATAGAATTATTTGTTGCATCAAATATTTTTCTTAACAAAGAAACTGGGTATGGATTTAATATGTATAATAAATCTCTTTCATTTTGCGGGATAAGAATAATTCGCCGAGTTCCTTTAATTTGACAAAGCCAATTATCTTGTCCATCATAGTGAGGAAGCGTGTAACAATTTCCCCAATTTATCCAAACTGAAGAGTCATTTAACTTATTTTTATAAGGTATTGCAAATTTATCCAACTCCTTATCGGCATATTGTGCTATATATTGTTTTGGATTTTTATCTTTGTAAAATTTTTCAAATGTTGTTTTGGTTTCTTTTATATCTATACCAGGGAAAGAATCTATAATGAATTTTGGCGGGAAACAGATGGTATTACTTTCATTGAGGCGCATTTCTTTTCCTTTGATAATTTGTAATATTTCATCAAATTTTAAATGAATATCATGCCAGCCAAATTGTGCTTTTTCATTATGATCTCCTTCGTCGTTTCCAGAACCATGGGAGTGTTCATACCAAAAATTTATAGCAGCACACAGACCAGTCTCGGGATCGGGATCTTCAGAAAAAACAAAATGAAACATACCAGTTGGAATGAAAATCATCTCACCCGGTCTTAATATATATTCTTGTTTATTTGCTTTATAAAAATCAGGAAACACGTGTGGATCAGGATAACGTTCTGAGATTTTTGAATATCTTCTATGATGAAACCATTTTTTTATCTCGTCCATCATTTTTATTTAAAAAGATAATCTTTTCCTTTAATAGATGGCACAGGTTCGCACTGTCCAAGTCCCGATCCAGGGAATTCAAATTGGAACTATTGGAGCAACTTTGAATGCACAAGCTGTAACTCCAGGAATTGGTGTTCAACTTGGTAAATTTAATAACACAACTGGGACTTTTTACAGAGATCCTACAAACCCGTCGGGTGGAGGAGCTCTTCAGCAGATTCAAGTTGGTACAAATCTATCAAACAGAACATTGGGATACATAGTAGGTACAGGAACTACAGCAACAACCACTATTGCTACTCAGACGTTACCAGGTGCTGGATATTTCTCAATTTGGAATGCTGGAAATGTTCAACAATCTGGAATAACTATTCAAGTTCCAAACTGTACAGGACAACAGGCAAAAGCAGCATCGTCTCAAGTATCTCAGCCTTTGGTCCAACAAGCAACCAATTACTATGCAGGTTTCTCACAGCCTCTTGTTCAACAAGCAACCAATTACTATGCAGGAAACTCACAGCCTCTGAATCAACAAGCAACCAATTACTATGCAGGAAAGTCCCAGCCTCTTGTTCAACAACCAGCCAGTTACTATGCAGGTTTCTCACAGCCTTTGGTCCAACAAGCAGCCAGTTACTATCCAGGGGGTACTGGTCCCGGAACTTATTATCCGCCAAATTATTACCCAGGCGGTTATTCTCCGCCAAATTACAGACCTAAGGATGGTAATTATTACCCAGGCGGGACTATTCCAGCCAATTACTATCCAGGGGGTTACTATCCAGGTCCTTATTATCCGCCAAATACCTACCCAGGAAACTCACAGCCTCTGAATCAACAAGCAGCCAGTTACTATGGAGGAAACTCACAGCCTCTGAATCAACAAGCAGCCCAATACTATGCAGGTTTCTCACAGCCTCTGAATCAACAAGCAGCCCAATACTATGCAGGTTTCTCACAGCCTCTTGTTCAGACACCTGCTGCTCCCGTCTCTGCTTCTGGCGCTTTATATAACGGGTCCCTTGTAAATCCAGGACAAATAGCATCACAGGGATTTGCATTAACTATTCCTAATATAGGAACTTTAACGACACAAGGAGGTGTTCTTCAAGGGACTGGAGCTGGTGGGGCGTTTCAGGCACCGGGTACATATTTACGTACAGCATCTGCAGCCGTTTCGACGCAACAAGGGATTGTCAATTTTCAGGGAACAACGCGCAACTAGACTTAAAAAATCTAGAAGTTTAGATATTAATGGAGGTGTACACCAAACCCGTCACCTTTTGTATAGTTCGAAATTTCTATACACAAGATGAATTAGACCTATTAGGTTCTGAGCTTGAAAAGCTCAAGCCTCACTTTGGAGGTGCTGAAAAAACTGGATCAGCTCAGGATATTCTTGGGAATGTGAAAAAGGATAATAGAGGTGTTTTTATAAATGACCCAAACCATCCTATTTGTAAATTGAATCGCAAGGTACTAAAACCAGAATTTATTCATGATCTCATGAAAGAGAATTGGTTTTTCAAGTATATGCGTCATTGTAATAGCGACAATACACTCGTGAGTTACTACGAAGATTCAGGACATTACAAATCGCACACGGACGCTTCAATAGTGACTGCGATTCACTATCATTGGAAAGAACCTAAGATGTTTAATGGAGGTGATATATGTTTTGGGGATTTTATAGTTCCAGTCACAAATAATTGTCTTCTTATTTTTCCATCATGTACTGAACATCAGGTGACGAAACTGTCAGGGAGCGGACGGTATGCAATCACTCAGTTTATAGGTCGAGGGGTAGATGAACCGCCACCACCAATGCCTGAGCCTATCCGTCGTTTCACGAATGTTTTGACTATCAATGAATTTAACAAGGCGAAGCAGTTTATTCAGTCGGGATCGTGGGAAGCCGGAGGATCGTCCGGAAATCCGATGAGTCCAGTCAAGTTTTTGTACATGGACTTGATGAATAATGACTTTTTTTCCAGAGAATTATTTGAAAAGATTCAGAACCTTGTAGGAGCACGCCTTATTCTGGATAGAGTTTACGCTAATGGGCAATATCACGGTCTTGACGGCGCATGGCACCAGGACAGTACAGATACCCATGCATGGACTTTTTTGATTTATCTCAATGAGGTTGCTGATCGTGATCTTGATATGTATGAGGGGACAACAGATTTCAAGGAAACTGACTGCGCATTCAAGTCTATTCAACCAACAAGCAATTCGGGAATCTTATTCATGAGTACCATCTTTCACCGTGGTATGAGTCCTTCGAGATTCATCTCTGACATGCGTGTAACTCTGGCGTGGAAACTTAGAGAAATAGTTATTTGAACAAATAATGGAGCCGTATTTAATGACGTCTCGTAAAGGAATTTATTTAAATTTCACTAAAAAGCTCATTGATGGAAAATTCTTTGGACTGACCCATCAAGGACCTGTTTGGTATGCGTTCGGCACTCACGCGGATGATATTCACGTGCCGTCTTTCCAAGGATATATTTTACAATTTGAAATTGATTCCAATTGTGACATGGCGAACCAGAAAGAAATACTTACAGGACTTGATAACGGGGTCCACCAGATGTGCATATGGAAAGATCATCTATATGTTTTAGAGACGTATGTTCAAAGAATAACGATACTAAATCTCAAAGACTTTTCAAAAACTGAAATATTTCCATTTGATATAGCAATTTCTGCATGGTACAAGCAACATAGACTTGAAGGTTCATGTGAAAAATATATTCATATGAATGCAATTACAGTACAAGATGATCGTTTTTATATCATGTGCCCCTATCTTAAAAATACATTCATAGATGGTAATCCTTCACAGGAACGCAATCCTTCCCATATAGTTATGTTTGGACCTGATTGGAAAGTTTTAGACACATTTGATACTGGACGTTATTTTTGTCACGACTTGGTCATCATGGGTCACGAAATATACTTTGCAGATGCTACAAATACAATTTGCAAATTGAATATAGTAACTCGTGAAGTTGAGCAAGTTTGGACAGTAGATCCCGTATCACCTGACCTACGTAAAATATGCAGAGGTCTTTCAATATGTGAAAATGGACAAGTATGGGTAGGGACTCACGACTTGGATGGTAAACATTATTATGCTGTTGATTTTGTTAAAAAGCAGCACATTGAACTAGATGATACACCGTGTTGTATCAAGCGTCTCGATGGAACTGATTTTAACGATGAAACTAGTCATCTAAAAAAGCCGTACACACTTACTTATCCTTCTAAATTCCATAGTGTAACATCTTCAATATTCGATACACTCAGGGAAGTTCATAAAAATAATGAAAAATCCCCTGGTTCTAGTTTTCCTCATATAAAACAATTTTTAAATCCAGATTTCTCAAAACTAAAAGATGGACCGAGTATGCACACTACGGCTATAACTCTTCCAAATTTAGAAGATAAAATTCCTTTACCATATTATTTAACAGAATCAGGTCCTTTCTACATGTATCCTGAAAATCATATAATGGATTGGCACTCAAACCAATATCATATAAAACAAGATGAATTTTTATTAAACTATCGAATGTACACTATAAGCACTAACGGAAATTCATACTTTCTCTATAATCACCCTATTTCAAATAAAATTCACGCTATAAAAGATATAGACAGAACAAGTTTAGTTTTCAATCTTGATCCAGTGTTTTGGCATGCAGTGATTTGTACGAAAGGGAGTCGGCTTTCATATGGAGTGAAGTTTGCAGAAGAGGCACTTGACGTTATGGGGATAGATAATATTTGGGGAAATTCTAAAAAGACTTTCAGACTCGTCTTTCCTTTACCAAAAAAGGACCTTCTGTATGTACATATTGATAATAAATTTATGAATGAAAATGATATAAATAAACTAAGGTCGCAGTTTCAGCACTGTCAACTTGTGAATAGTTTCACGGGCACTAATACTATTAGTGATTACAGAAGAAGTAAGGTGGCATTTATTCAAAAAACATGGGAATTCTCGGATATATATCTGAGATTATTTGAATATGTCAATCGAATTAACAACGAGTTTTTTAAATTTAATTTAAGTGAACTATCATCCTATATTCAATATACTGAATATGATGAAATTTACAAAGGTCATTACGATTGGCACATAGATATGGGTCCAGATGAAACTTCGAGTAGAAAGATTTCAATTGTAGTACAGTTGAGTGATCCACTCGAATACGAAGGCGGTGAACTTCAAATATCTGATGGAGGAACCAATAGAGTTTGTGAAAAGACAAAAGGAACAATTATTATATTCCCGAGCTATTTACTTCATAGGGTAACACCAGTCACTAAAGGAACACGACGATCACTTGTATTATGGGTCACGGGACCTCCTTTTGTTTAATTTCTAATGTAAAATTAGATGGAGTCATCCCGTTTGATCTTTGCCGATTCTAGAAATAGAGGACCTCTCTATCCTAGTGGAAATTCATATACGTTGCATCTGACTACACCTATAAAGAATGTGACTCGCGTAGATCTGGTCAGTGTGCGAGTCCCAAATACAATGTACAATTTGACAGATGGTTCGAATGTGCTCACAGTCAACTTTTCAAACATATCACTGAATCAAGGATTTTATTCAGCAGGTGGCATTGCGAGTGCCTTGACCGCTGCCGTCAATAACGCATTTTCCGTAAATTATCTCTCTGATCAAGGTTATTTTATGTTTTCAAACACGACAAGTTTTACATTTAGGATAAACTCGAATGAATTGAGTACTATCACAGGACTACCTTTAAATGTCCAGATTAGCCCAAGCCCGGCAACGAATCTAGATCCATGTTACCTCGGAAAATTTATATTAAAATCAGTTAAGCTGATTAACTTGAATAGAAACGAGTATATATTTCTTGATATAGATGAACTCAAAACACCTAGTCATATTGATGCAAGAAGTTTAGAAGGTGCAACTGGAACAGTCTCTGGATCAAACATCAACAGAGCATTTGCACCAATTATGATGGATGTTCCGTCGGGTGGTATGAAGATTTTTCATGAAAATGCAGATTACACGATTTCAGTGAATTATCCTGAACCCATAAATAGTCTTCAGCGCTTGACAGTCAGGTGGTACGATTTTAGTGGAAATTTGTTAAATTTCAGGGGGTCGGACAATCATGCATTCGTACTGCGAGCGCACATCCTGGATGAAGATATACGTCGTTTACCTCCACCTCCACCCCTTCAAGATGTTGAAATTAAGAGAATCGTGGAGGCAATGACTATGGTGCCTCCACCACCCCCAGAGAAGAAAACAAAAATTCCCTGGTTGATTATATTTTTGATTTTAATTGCGGTATTCGCAGCTTGGAAAACGTTTAGCGGGTCACTGCGTACAGAGGCTGGGAAGGCTCCTGGATCTTCACGTTGAAAGCCAGAGTCTTGATGGCGAGGTACACCACGATGGCAAGCAGGGTGGTGAACAGCGCGCTCAGCAGGTAGTACTGACCACCGTTCTTGGACACCTGGACCACCTGGGAGATGATGAAGCGCACAACGTCCATCCAGGCGATGGCGCTGGCGAACGAGAAACCGGCGACGACGGAGTTCAGGGACTGAGACTCTAGCTGAAGAGCAACACTTGACAGAAGACCAGACATTTACTATTTGATGCGAAAAAAAATATCGGTCGGGTCCCAAGGAACGACCTCGCTGTGAGACTCGTCTGGGTCCTCTTCTTCATAGTCTTCCTCATAGACTATGAAGGAGTATTTCACCTTTGACTCAAGCTCTTCTTCCTCTGAGTCCATCTAATTTTCTCTCTGTTTGTCTACAGCGGATTTCAACGCACGTTCTGCTGGAGTCTCAGGTTCCCACGCGTCCCATGTGTCCGCGCACTCGTTCATCTTATTTGCCATGTCGTCATGTCCTTCGTACCTGACCCACACTGGGTCTTCCTCGTCCTCTTCCTCTTCCTCTTCCTCTTCCTCTTCCTCGTCCGACTCATCCCAAACCTCTGGATAAATTGGACCAATCTGCTTGCCCGTGACGTTCCGGGCTGAGTACATGAGCCCCAGGCGCATATCCTCCGCAAGAATGACGTCACGTCCACAGGACCGGGCATAGTGGGCTGCAAGGACAGTTGCAGACTCGAGAACAGGTATCATGATATCTATCGCGGCATCCTCCATTTTGAATTTTAAACCAAAATTAGTTTTAACTAGTGAAAGTTTGAAAATACCATACTGGCTGAAGAATCTTTCACCTGGAGAAAATTGTAATTTATTCCATAAATTCGTATGTACCTGTTTGCTGTGCTGGAGTTTAGGGTGAACTGGAAAATTTGATTCTTGATCTGGGACATATTGACGGCGCCGGTGGGTTCATCATAGAGTTCGGGATCGAGACTGAATGAATACATGTAAAAAATTCTACTCGGAATACGTGTATGGTACTCGAGCGGTTGAATCACGCGAAGAAATACAGGAAGTCCCACATCCTTTGATATACGCTCAGTCGTATTAAAATCGAGCACGAGCTGACTGAGCTGTTCAAATGTTGTTCCGTTTGACATATAAGTTCCGTTAGTCGTGTAATCATACCCTAGTGCCGAATCATTTTGAAAAACGAAATAAAATTGCTTTATTGGGTTTAAAAACTCTCCGAGACACTGAATCTGGTTGACGCCCTGAGGTGCAAAAAACTCTTCGCGCTGGACTTGCTCTATAGGATAAATTTGAGGTTTAGAATTTATGTACTTGATTTCCTGGTCAGAAATGTAGGTGTATTCCGTGTCCAGATAGGCGTAAAATGGAGCTACTATATTCACCGATGGGTACGTGAATACTGTTGAAGGGTTCCACACTATTTTAAATACCACATCCTCTTTGAATGCGCAAAGTGGAAGACCACGTCTAAACACATAAAATGGGAGAGGAATTGTATAACCTGGATTCACAGGAACTGGTTGGGCGAGATATTTTCCAATGAGATTCTGGAGTGCTTTTTGTTTTCCTGTTGAAATTGATAAATCAAACCTGAGTTCAAGATATTCTCCGTAAATTCTTTCGATAAGTTCAGAACCTATGTACAGTTCCACGTACTGGATCATAAGAGTTCCGACCGAATCGAGAACCTGTACTCCAGCACCCAGTGAAGGTGGAAAAACTTTCAGATACATGTTTGTGATGAGATCACCGGCTCTGGGGATCACGAGCGTCTTCTCAGCTCCAAAAATGACCGTGTTATCAGCTGGAAATTGAACCCTGATGACTCTCGAAGAAAAAAGGGTCTGCCCCACATATTTTTCCACGAAATATGTCACTTCCGGGTCTGAACTCAAATAAATATCCTCTTGTCCGAGGTAGGACAAACTGGCTCTTCCTGCCATCTCTAGTACATTCTAGGATTAAAAAACCAGTCGCGTAGCGGAACCGACTAAAAATCATTCGAGTTGAACATGAGTCCGGCAATACCGTCCTTTATGCTTAAAATATTGTAATTTATTCCTATGACTCGTAATTGTTTCGGGCTCGAGTAAGCGTTGGTATTAACTTGAAGAAAAATGTCTCGAATACGACTAAAATTCACTTGACCGTATGGTTTGGGGGTATTTGCCTGATTTGTGAAGGAGTACATGTAAAATTGCCTGGTTGGATAATTTGTATAGTGCTCAAACGGTTCTATAGAGTTGAGATAAAGTGCATCCGTCACATCAGCAGTGAATGCCTCAGATGCATTAAAATTCATAGCCAAGCTGTTCAAGTCAGAATATTGATAGGGTGTGGTTCCGTCCAGTTGAACAATAAAAAAGAGTTCACGAATTGGGTTGATAAAGTCAAGGTTTAAAATTGCCGATGTAAATTGAGACGCCAGGTCAAATTCTTGATATTGACACTGTTGAATCAAATAATCAATTTTAGATTTTTTGAACCAGTTGATTTCAGGTTCTGCCAAGTACACGTATTCGGTGATGATAGTTGCAGTCAGGGGTGTAGTTATACTCGACGTGTTCACAGCTGTCAAATCTTGAAGATTTCTGAACGTGACGTGAACCTCAACATCTTGGCGTCCCAGAGACACGAGTGGTAAGTAAAGTCCTGGATTCTGAAAAAAATAAAATGGAAGATTTACGAAATATGTTCGACCGGGTGGATAAATCTGTGTGGTCGTATCATATTTCCCTGTGAGCAATTTGAGTCCCGGTTGGTTTTCATAGGGAACATACAGATCATTATAAATTTCTATAAATTCTCCCGTAAGGGTCTGAATGGTTTGACCACCTATGATCAACTCCGCACGGTTCACGAGCCATGTTCCGACCGAGTCGTAATAGTTATAACTGACAGTAGGAATCACGTTCGAAGCGACGGGGTAAACTGAGATGTACGTGTTTGAATATATACTTGTCGTTGAACCCGCTTGATCAGTTGTTATAGTTATGGGAACATCTGTAGCAGTCTGAGTGACACGATACGGGACAGTCACCGTGTACTGTGGGAAAAGACCCCCTATGTCGAAGTTATACGTGTTAGTCCCGAACGTGATACTCTTCACGTTATCTGATGATGATATTACAGCCGTCAACATATATGTGGCAATATTCGAAAACTGGAGATTTCCTGTCGTTTGGTTCACTGATATAATTGTGGAATTCGTCCCCGCTGGGAGACTGAAATTTGTTTTAAAATTCAAGGGGGTATCAGGACCTATGGTTTGAACTCGAGTCGAAGGTGCAAGTAAAATACCGTTATTTGAAAGCACGGTTTCATACCCTGTATAGGACTGAGCTCCTATTTGAGTAATTGAATAATATGACGTGTTTAAAATGGTTATAGCTGAATCAGAGTACACGTTTGTGTAATACTTTTGACTCGTACTTGTTACCACGATAGGCATACTGAAAGCAATGGTGGGATCACGTCCCTGACGACTTAGGGTTGTGTACGCGTAATCCGGAGTCGTTGAGCTTGTGTTCCACACGGAAACATTCGCCACATAATTTTTGGGTGCTTGTTGAAGATAAATGACACCAGACAAAAGCCATGTCCCTGTGGAACTAAATGTCATGGAATTATCAGACCCAAGGGTCACGGTTGTGTTTTGGGGCTGTACTATATTTCCATAAAATGGAACTACATTGCTTGAAACTGTTGTATTAGTATTAAACATATACAAATCATCTACAGGGGTTACTGTCAGATAAGTTCCTGGAGTAAATTGAGTCACAGTTGAAGTTGTAGTCGCGTAAAAATAATACGTATTTGCTGTACTTGCCACGACGAGAGGCATCAAAAGAGGCATGGACGGATCGGGTGAAACACGGAAATCGCATGAGTAAGCAAATTGGGGCACGACTGGAATTCCATTTGGATAGATGCTTTCATTTGGATCTGAACCATACGCAATATTGAGCACTGAACCTGTTCCGAGTGAAAATCCCGCGCGAACAATATAAAATCCCGATGTCGTAAACTTGAGTCGACCATTGGTCGTGACTGCATATGTCGCAACCGTATCCTGGTTTGTCCAATTATAAAAATTTAGGAAACTCTGAGTAGCCCCTGTTATAGAATAAGTCTGACCAGTGGTAAGACTCAGAAAAAGACTGGTTCTTGTATTAACTCGAGGTAAACCCGTACTCTGAATCCATCCTGCCTGTTGAAGCGTGAAATTAGACGGGCTTGATGAAACTACATTTGAAATATAGTTTGCAGACAGATTTGATGTTGCGATACTATTGGCGGCGGCATTCGACATCGAGGTTCCTACAATATAAATCAAATTGGAAGAATTTGTGGGTGAAATTGCACCCACTTTGGGATCGAGTCCCCAAAATACTCCACCGTTTTGAGCCACCTCGAGCGTTGCGCAATTTGAAAAAATAATTTGATTTGTTGCAGTTGAATAACTTACAAAACTTGCGAGCTGTGTATTAATCCACGACGACTGATTGTATGTCGAATAATATGTAATACCCTGAAATGGGAGACTAAAATAAGTTCCATTAATGATGATCTCTGGATAAGTTGTTGCCGATGCAACTATGGGCCAAGCCCAAAAAGTTCCTGGATCAAAAAGTGCAGGCAAATCAACTTTAAGCGTGAGCGCTCGTATGAGATCTCCTTTTGGTGGAATCTTACATATATTGTTTTGTCCATAGACAACTTGCTGATTTTGAAATGGAATATCATAGGCTTCAAGCACAAAGGGGGTGTGACGCTTATAAATCCCTGAAAAATACGTCACTTGGGGCGATCCCGTGAGATATGCATCCTGTTGCCCAATTGCTGCCAGCTGGATATAACCAGCGGACATTCCTACTAAGTTCGCAGAACTTATTTTGCGCTCAAATGCGCCCCAGCCCACCCTGAATTTTGATCGAGTATTTCAGGATGAGTCAGTTGCAACTCAGGCGATTTGATCCGTCAAAAATTGGCGACGACAAGGTGTGTGTTTTCATAGGGAAGCGTGGGACGGGCAAATCAACACTGGTCACTGATATTCTCTGGCACAAGAAGCATATACCAGCAGGTATTGCCATGTCAGGTACTGAGGATGGAAACGGTCACTATAAACAGTTTATTCCTGATCTATTTGTTTATGGTGAATACAGACGAGATGCAGTTGAAAAACTCCTCGAGAGACAGCACCGGCTCGTCAAGAGCCTAGGGAAGGATAAAGCTCCCTCGGTTTTTCTCCTCATGGACGATTGCATGTACGACAAAGCTTTCATGAGAGACGACTGTATGCGCCGACTTTTCATGAATGGTCGCCACTGGAACATCTTTTTCATGCTCACGACCCAGTACTGCATGGACATGCTTCCTTACGTGCGAACCAACGTTGACTATGTTTTTGCGCTTCGCGATAACGTCAGGCAGAATCGTGAAAACCTTTACAAAGCTTTTTTCGGGGTTTTTCCAACCTTTGATCAGTTTTGTCAGGTGATGGACGCCTGTACCGAGAATTACGAGTGTATGGTCCTTGATAACACATCAAAGAGTAATAAGATTTCAGACTGTGTCTTCTGGTACAAGGCACCTATCCGCAAAAACTTCAGGGTGGGCGGACCATCCTTCTGGCAGTATCATCAGCGCTTCTATAACCCACGTGCAGCCAATGGACCTCAGGGANNTGTAGCTGAACCAAAGAGACGGGGTGAAACGGTCGTAGTCAAAAAGTCGCGGTAGCCGGCTTCACTTAATTTCCATCTAAAATTCAATAATGGCTGGTGTCATGACCTACGACCCTAGTGTAGACACTATCATGTCAGCGATTCCCCCCCAAGAACCCAATTTAAATGAAGAAATAGCACGGGCAGCCCTCAATCGCCAGGCTACTGAAAATAAACAGGCTGGACCTCCAACCGGTCTTTTGAGAATGCCATTAAATGAGCCTGAAAAAGATGTTGTGGAATCTCAAATGGCAGATTTCGCAACACCTATTGAGGAAGTTATGCCCGGTCCAGGGCAGATGATGCAGGA